TGACAAATGCATTCGCAAACGATATTGAAGACCTTGCCATTAATGGTGATGGTGCTACAGGTGATTTCCTTTCAATCATGCCAGGTTTCGTAACGCAGACTACAAATTCTGTATACACAGGAGGAGCATATGTAAACGATGCTCATGAGTCAGTTGTTACTGTCTCAAGCGATAACTGGACAACAACTGTCATGCAGAACATCATTCTTGCAATGCCACGTAAGTATCGTGCAGTTAAGTCGAACCTAAAGTTCTACGCTGGTACAGATGCATTCCAGGGAATTGTTAAGAATAACGGTACCCTAGCAGATGCAATATCAGAGGCGTTCTCAGATCGCACTGGTAGCACACAGCCAAATCGTCAAGCATACCTTGATGGAAACGCACAGACAATTGGTGGAGCACGTACAACTCGTGTTCTAGGAATTGATGTCATGGAAGTTCCTTACTACCCAGATGGTTTCGTCGACTTGACATTCCCATCAAACCGTGTATGGGGATTCCAACGTGATATTACTGTAAACCGTGAATACAAGCCAAAGAAGGATACAATTGAATACACAGTATTCGTCCGCTTTGGTATTCAATGGGAAGAACTAGATGCAGTTGCTTATGCAGATGCAAACTCTACTTCTGAGTAATACTCATAAATAGTTGATTTGGGGGGGCGGTGTAACAACTGCCCCCCTTCTTCACATTCTGGTATAATAACTTAGGAGGATATGATGATTACAATTGAGGAATTAGTTACAAAAACAGTTTTTGAGTTAAAGTCCTATGCCAAAAAGAATAATATCGACCTATATGGGGCAACAACAAAGATGCAGATATTGGAAACAATAGGCAGTTTTATTCCAGATCCTAAAAAAGAAGTTATTGAGCCAAGCAAAACAAATGAAAAGATTGCAATATATTCAACTAAAAATTTACATTGGGTAAGCCTTGGCCAACTGACACTGGGTTATAATATTGTAACTAAAGAAGCATCAGAAAAATGGCTGACACGTAAGCAGGTCCGTCTTGCGACACCTGAAGAATTAGCGAATTATTACGGTAAATAATGCAAATACTTAGACTTCCACCATATCCACTGACTCTTTCTTATGCAGTTCCAGATGCATCTACAGAGTATATTATTGTAATTGAAGATCTGTTGGAACAAACAGAACTTGAGATTATCCGTGTTTCTAATGCTCAAAAAGTTTTAACCTATACACTAACCGACAATTTTCTTAAATATGATAAGTCTTATCCCGTTACAATTTACGAAAGCATTACAGTTTCTGGAGTTGAAGATTCTCGTGGAGACATTGTTCTAGAAGATAACTTAGACATTGTAAGACCATATGTAGATCCAGCAACACTTGGAACAACACCAACAGAAATCACAGAATATACAGAGTATGAAAACCTTGCAAGAACAATAATTGATTCAGTTGTAGGCGGTTTTTATTATAAGAGAACTTACCTAGAAGTTGTTGGCCAAGGAACTGATTACATTCCGCTATGGGATAAAGTACATAAAATTTTAACGGTACATGAAAATGCAGAGTTAGTTTATGATTCATCAGAAGATCCAGCAGCATTAACTACATATAACTATTTAATAACAAAAGACAAGACTGCAATTACAAAGGATCCCGTAGAAACAGTAGATGCTTTAAACCGTGCAGAAAGAAAGCCAGCAAGAATACCACTAGGATACTCAGACTCAATCTCTTTATTTGACACAGAAGACAGCGGAAACGTTCAAACAATTAGCGGAGGCGTGGCATTTTCTGAAGGAACAGATTACATTTTCCTTTTAGAAACTGGATACAAGGTAGTACCATATGACATTCAAGACGCAACAAAGATGTTAATTAATGATATTAAGTGTGGAAGACTTGACTACTATAAGAGATACATAAAAGCCTACAGCACAGAGCAATTTAAAATTGAGTATGACAAAAGATTACTTGATGGAACTGGCAATATCCTAGTAGATAAGATTTTAAACAAGTACCTCAATAACATTGTCAGACCTGGGATTTTATAATGGAATCATGCGAAGATACAGACTTCATGTATCCCATGAAAGCAGATGTTTACTATCCAATAGTTGAACAAGGAGCCTACGGCAATGTTCAAAAAACTTGGGTTTTTAATAAAACAATAATTTGTAATTTTTCTAAAGATGGAACGGTAGATGAAGAAGTAAAGCCAAACGTAAATATAACACTAAAAAAAGTTTTAATGGGCAGAACAAAAAGAGACATTAGATTTTCACAAGAAAACAATGCAGACGCAATAACAAACGTAGTTATAACAAACATCAGAACAAGAACAGATGTTCCCCTATATATAGAAACTTCTGGAGTTAGGGCTGGCAAGTCAACAATATATGAGATAGAGTCTCAGTCTCCAATCATAGGACCATTTGGAGATCCAGACTATTATGCTTTGGCTATCCGCCGTTCAGAAAATCAGGCATCGGACATATAATGAGAGTATCGGTAAACACTAAACAATTTACAAAAGAAATGAACAACATTGTTGAATATTCTTTGGGATATCTAGATGGAGTAAAAGCAGGTAAATCAGTATTTTTTAAAAACCTTGGACTAAATGTAAAAGAAGTATTAGAAAAGTATATTGACTCAAATGCAAGGGTAAGCCCTGAAGCACTACACCACATATATGAGTGGTCTAAAGTAGGAAGCCCAGATGCAAGATTATATGATATAAACTATACAGTAAGTAATTTAGGATTATCATTTATGACAAACTTTAAACAATCTTCATCAATTAAAAATGGGTCAAATGTTCCATTCTACGATAAGGCAAGAATCATGGAGCAAGGCATTTCAGTTGTCATTACTCCAAAAGATTCTAATGTTTTAGTTTTTGAAGAAAATGGAGAAACGGTTTTTACTAAAAATAGCGTCACAGTTGATAGCCCAGGAGGAGATGCAACCACTGGTGGCTTTGAAAATGTAGTTGATTCTTTCTTTACTAAGTATTTTACTCAAGCATTTTTACGATCAAGCGGTGTAGCAGCATATTTAGAAAATCCAATACTATACAAAAAGAATATTCGTGCAGGCAAAACTTCTGGAAGATCAAAGGGAGTGTCCGTAGGATATAAATGGATAACGAATGCGGGGCTAATAAATGGCTGATACAGATCTACTAAATACTCCACTAATTTGGATTAACAAGTATCTACAGACAAAAGTAGAGGACCTTGCTGGTTTTAGTAGGCTTCCCTTTTTCCCATCATCTCCATCAACCCTTGATGATCTAACCAATACCTTTCCAGCCTCTCAGGATGGCGTAATGTGTGTTTATGATAGATTATCAAGAATGAATAAGAGTAAATTCCCGCATATAAAAACAGAACAAATTTTGTATTATTTTTATGCCACAGCAGAAAACTCAACGGTAAATATGATAAAAATACAAGAGGCAGTTTTAAGATTAATGGACAGACTAGATGAGTCTGCAGAAGAAGTCAATAACTGGTGCTCTATCCGTAAGGTTAACCTAGGAACAGAAGAAAGCCCTAACTTTATAAACAGCATGTTCTATTTCCATAGATTTAAGGTTTATCAATTAGAAGAGGCAAGAGACATTATTGACTTTGGCACAGCAAGAACCTATGGTGGCAACAAGTTTATCATTGAGTTTGACTATCACCAGATGCCACCAATAAATACCCCTATCTGGACCCCAGAAGGACTGCCAGCAGGCGGAAAAATAGTCATATAAAAAGATGTTATAATTATGTCTGAGGAAACAAAAAACGCCAAATAACTTAATATCTATTTAAGAAAGAGGTGAATAAATGGCTTATAGTCGTGGAACATCAACCAATATTATCGTTGGTGCTGCAGCATTTTTTATGGCAGACTCAACTTTAGTACCAACAGTAACTCCAGCATTTGCATCAGCAGATTCATACAGAGAAACTCTCTCTGCAGATGCATCATATGACAATGTGGGTTACACAACCAACGGACTTGAAATGCAGTTCCAACCAGACTTCGGTGAAGTCCAGGTAGACCAGATTCTTGACGTTGCGAAACTTTACAAGCAGGGAATGCAAGTTAGCGTTGCAACTGCTTTTGCTGAGGCAACTCTAGAGAACCTTCTATTGGCTCTAGCAGGCACAACTTCAGATTTGACTGGAACAAAGTCTACATCTACTGGACGTATTTTGAACCTTTCTGCTGGAGACATTGGAGAATGTCCAGTTGAGCGTGGTATTGTTGCTGTAGGACCTGGCACAGGCGACTGTGAAGATTCTGCTGCAGTAGAGCGTGTATACATTGGATACCGTGCTCTATCAATTGAAAACGTAACAGTTTCAGCAAAGCGTGATGAGGCTTCAATGTTTGAAGTATCATTCCGTCTTCTACCAGAAGACACATCAGGTGCATACGGCAAGATCATTGACCGTACACACACAGTTACATCATAATAATGTTGTAATAATCTAGTTTTAGATTACAATTAGCCCACTTCCTTAATTGGAGGTGGGTTTTTTGTTTGTGGTAGAATTAAGTATAATGGCAACCAGAATATATAAAAATCAAATAATATCCTTATTTAATGGCAAAGAGTTAGAAATCATACCATTAAAGATAAGGTACCTCCGTGAATTCATGGAGATATTTGAAAATATAAAAGAAGCAAAAAGTGATGATGAATCTATCGCTGTCCTAGTAGAGTGTGTTCGTATATGTATGAAGCAGTACTGTCCAGAAATATCATCTACCGCTAAAGATATAGAAGATAACTTTGACATGCCCACAATTTATAAAATATTAGATTCTTCTGCTGGAATTAAAATTAATCAAAAATCTGAGGAGCCAGTAAAAGATCAAGCAGGAAAAAGTGGAGAAACCTGGGAAACGTTAGACTTAGCAAAACTTGAAGCAGAAGTATTTTTGCTGGGTATATGGAAAGATTATCAAGAACTAGAAACCTCCCTATCAATGCCAGAACTTATGGCTACTCTTGAAGTTCTTAGAGAATTAGATTATTCAGAAAAGAAATTTCTTGCAGCAATTCAGGGCGTGGATTTAGAAGGGGATAAGAATGAAAACAAAGGACAGAAAGAATGGGAAGACATGAAAGCAAGAGTATTCAGCGGTGGTAAAGCAACAGATAGCAATGATGTCTTGGCTCTACAAGGAGTTAATGCCCAGAAAGCAGGGTTTGGAATTGGAATGGGTCTTGATTATGGAGACGAAAGAGATTTAAGCGTAATGAAGTAAAAATGTTTAATAACTTAAAAATAGCCTATTTGTGCTATAATTGACATAACCTAACAGGAGGAAATACAATGGCAACAACAGTGTATGAGGGGGCAGAACTGACACTTATGGATGGAACAAAGATAAAGGTACGTCCTTTAAAGATTTCTTTGCTTCGCCCATTTATGAAGAAGTTTGAGCAGGTAGCCTTGGTAGCAGAAGATAATGAGAAGTCTATGGCTCTTCTTATTGAATGCGTACAAATTGCAATGGAGCAGTACAAGCCAGAATTGGCTGGAGATCTAGAAAAGTTGGAAGATGTTTTAGATCTACCAACAGTCTACAATATTATTGAAGCAGCATCTGGAGTAAAACTTAGTGATGCTAACGCACTACTAAATACAGTGCTTGCAAATAACTAAATAAAAGAGGTGTAAGTTCATGAGTGACGTTAATGCTAATATAGGCATAAATATAAATGCCTCATCAGCATTGGCGGAACTCAAGGCTTTACAACGTCAGATTGCCACGTTTCATCAACAGGTGGCAAAAGGTAGTGCTTCGGCTGCTATCGCTCAAAAAGGTTTACAGACTAACCTTCTAAATGCAATCAATGCTACTGGTAAATTCCATGCTCAGATGGGTCTTGTAAGAACGTCCACTGAGTCATTTACCCATGCTCTTGAAACTAATAAGTTGTCTATGGGGCAATACTTTAAATATGCCGCGGGATCAACTAAAACATTTGGTAAACTTTTTAAATCAGAATTTGACACAATTGCCAAGGTAGCACAAGAGCGTGTAAAGAAGATGCAAACCCAGTATATTAAAATGGGTAAAGATGCACAAGGCGCAACAAGAGCAATGTCGATTACTCCTCATTCATTAAACATGAAGGATGCAGCAACACAGATAGCCATAGCCTCACAAAAACAAGCAATCTTTAATCAACTAGTTAGACAAGGCTCAACAAACCTTTTAAACTTTGGTAAAAATACTCAATGGGCTGGCCGTCAGTTAATGGTTGGTTTTTCTGTTCCACTTCTATACCTTGGAAGTGTTGCTGGAAAAGTATTTATGGATCTTGAAAAACAGGCTATCAGATTCAAGCGTGTTTATGGAAGTATGTTTACAACATCAGACGAAACAACTAAAGCCCTTGCAGACATTCAACTTCTTGCAAAAGAATTTACAAAGTATGGTGTAGCAGTTGCAGACACTGTTAAGATGGCTGCCGATGCTGCTGCTATGGGTAAGACTGGCGCAGAACTTACAGCACAAGTAGCAGAAGCAACAAGACTTGCAGTGCTTGGCGGAGTTGAACAAGAGCAGGCACTAGAAACAACGATATCTCTGACAAATGCTTTTGGTGTTGCTGCTAAAGATCTAACAAGCAAAATAAACTTCCTTAACGCAGTTGAAAACCAGACAGTAGTATCTATCGAAGATTTAACAATTGCAATTCCAAAGGCTGGACCAGTTATTCAGCAACTTGGTGGAGATGTTGAAGATCTTGCATTCTTCCTAACCGCAATGAAAGAAGGTGGAATTAATGCATCAGAAGGTGCTAACGCACTTAAGTCTGGTCTTGCATCTTTAATTAATCCATCTAAAAAAGCAGAAGGAATACTTGGAGATCTTGGCATTAATATTAGGGGAATTGTTGAAGCCAACAAGGGTGACATCAGAAGCACAGTTATTGGTTTTTCTCAAGCATTAGACACTTTAGATCCACTTAATCGTGCCCGTGCAATTGAACAACTATTTGGAAAGTTTCAGTTTGCACGTCTATCTACACTATTCCAAAACGTAACAAAAGATGGAACTCAAGCATCAAGGGTTTTACAACTTGCTGGGGCATCAGTAGAAGAACTTGCAATTATATCAGAGCGAGAATTAAAGACAGTAGAAAATGCTGTTGGTGTTAATTTTAGAGAATCAATAGAAAAACTAAAACTTACACTTATTCCAATTGGAGAAGCATTCTTAAAAGCACTTACACCAGTTGTCAAAGTTGTTGGAAATGTTCTTGATAAATTTAATAATCTAGGCGATGGTACAAAAAAGTTTATTGTAATTGCAACAGGTCTTGTTGGATTTATTGGACCAGTATTACTTATGACATTTGGTTTGTTGGCTAATGGTCTTGCCAATATTATTAAATTATTTTTAGCACTCCGTGTTGGATTCTTAAAAATGAGTGGAGACTCATCTAACCTTGCAGCAACAACTAATTATTTAACTGCAGAACAACTTGAGGCCACTACAGTTGCTGCATCTCTTAATCAAGCACATACCAGACTTACACAACAGTTTGAATTAGAAACAGGTGCAGTCTCAGCCTTGCGTTCAGCATATGTTGCAGCAACAGTTGCAGCAGCAAAATTTGCTATGGCAAATCCAGGAATGATGGCTGGAAGGGCTGGTAAGGCCGCTGCTGGAGCAAAGCCTGGAGTAAAAAATATTCCATTCTCATATGCCAAGGGAGCAACATATGTTCCAGGTACAGGAAACAAAGATAGCGTAGCATCTATGCTCACTCCTGGAGAAGCAGTCATCCCAGCACCAGTTGCACAAGATCCGCAGTTCCAACCAATTATTGATGCAATGGTTAATGGAAAACTTCAGGGATTTAATGGCGGTACTAAAAAAGTAACTCAATTAGGCAAACAAAAAACAAAGACGTCTAAAAATGATCAGTTTACACATGTTGGAAAATCAGAGGCGAACCTTACATCACAATGGTTAAAAGATAACCCTCAAGCAAGTGACTACACTAAAGCAAGGATTAGATATTTTGAAGGAGTTCAAAAAACTTTAGGCGCAATACCGACTATGGGTTCTTATGGTGGACTAGGATTTTCTTTTGATGGAACATTAAACAATCAACTTGCTAATTCTCATGTTCCAATTAGTGTTTTTGAAAAAGAATGGTTATCTAAAGGTCCAGGAAAATGGAATGCAACAGCAGATGGGTACATTGTAGAAGATCTTCACGGAACAAATAACAAAATAATTGACGATGCAATGCTTAAAAAAATTAAAGAAGAAGCGGCAAAAAATAATGGGAAAGTCACAGACGATATAGTTAAAAAATCTTTTCAAGATTTACCAGCAAGTGTAAAAGCAACTGCAACGTATAAGTCAATGGCTGAACAATTACAACTTAAGGCACAGTATGGACTTAAGGGGATGCCTGGCAGTCCACACCAGGTTGCATCAACATTAGAGGAAGCCGTAAAAAAAGGAAATATTTCTCCCTCCTTGCCTGATGCAATAGAACGTGCTAGAGCCCAGGGTCACGAGATTGTTGGCAAGAACGTTGTAATAATAGACGGAACTGCTAAAACGTATAACGGTAACCCAGTGCCACCAGGTAAATCACTATCTAAAGATCTTTTAGGAAAAGTCGCAGGATTTGAATATCCATTAGGAGTTCATAGTATTGTAAAAAGAGGAAGCGAAAAAAGGGGAATAGTTACAGGATCTATTAATGGCTATGATCCACGTTTTCCAAATGATGTAATAAATTTAGCAAATGGTACAAGAACGGCAAGAGCAGATGTTACAAGAAATTCACAATTAAAGGCCCTTTCATCCGAGTTTGATCAAGTAAAAAAGAAAAGATTAAGTAAAGAATCTTTAGCAGAAATGAAAAGAGTTGATGCAGACGTAAAGTCTAGTAGCATGGCAAAGGTTAAGCCTACAGACTTTGGAAAACAAATAGCAAAATCAGCAGGATATAGTTTTCCAGGTGATAGGTCCATTGGTGGAGTATACGAAAAACCAGATGGCACCAGAGTATTCGTTAAACCAATGGTTGATGAAAAATCTGCAAGGGCTGAATTAAATATAAACAAAATTCATAAAGCAATTGGATTAACAGCACCTGAACAAGTTATGAGAACTATGACAGATCCAAATAATAAAAGAAGAAAACTTATTGTTTTAGAATCTGCTTTTGATCCAAGATTTGCAGAAGAAAAAATGACAGGGAAATTTACAAAAAAACAATATTTTAAACAATTAACAGCATCTTTACTTCGTGGAGACAAAGATCTAAAACGAGGAAACCTTTCTGGTAATATTGTGACAGATCCAGGTGCAGCAGGAGTATTTGATAGAGCATCTGGAAGAAGAGATTATTCTGCTAACATAAAATCAATGCTTGGTCAAGCAGAAATTAATCTACTTGGAGCACCAGGAGGTCGTGGACTAAGTAAAGACTTTGCTTTGTCAACTGCAAACATTCCAAAGGGTATGACTGCAGATCAATACCACAGAGCAATGATTGCTGAAATAGAACGAATTACTCCAATAGTAAAAGAAACTCTTAGATCAATACCAATGACAGATCCAAATGAAGCCAAAGCATATAGAGATATGTATAGAAGACTTGTAAAGGGTAAGTATACAGACTGGCGTGGTATTCATAAGATGCATTCTGCAGTAGAGCCAGCATTTGTTACAAATAAAGAATCTCTTCTAGATGAAAAAACTGGAAAAATAGAAAAAATTAGGGGTGAGAAAAAGCCAAAGGGAGCAAAACCTGATACTGGAAAATTGGCAGACAATAAATTTACAAGAATTCCAAGAAAGAAAAGAGTAGTAAAAACACCAGCAAAGAGTATTGGCAAAGTTTTTTTCCCAGGATATGAAAAGGCTCCTGCAGTTGGATCTACAGCCATCCCATTTTCTGACGGGTCAACAACACAATCACAAATTGCAGAAAAGACAAGAGTTGCACAATCTAAACTTGTAGAGTCTATTAACGAGTCAACTGATGAAAACAAAAAGGTAACCAAAGAAACAAAAAACCTTGGACCAAAAATTACAACTATGGCAAACACATTTGGTATGGTGGCAATTGGTGCTTCATTCTTACCTGGAAAAATTGGAGAACTTGCCCACAAGATTCTTCCACTTGCTATTGGTCTTCAAGTTCTTACAATGCTTTTACCAATGTTAAAGACTGGAATCTTAAATATGGTTGCCTCTATGACTCCATGGGGTAGAGCGTTAGCAGCAATTGTTACTGTTCTTGCCGCTGGAACACTTATTCAAAAAATTATAAATGATAATAATATAAAGATTGCCAAAAAACAATCTGACTATATAGACTCTATTTCTGCAACAACAGAGAAAATGAAAAAAATTGCAGCCTTAACAAATACATTTAGCGCATCAGAAGTTATGTCAATCAAAAGACAGAATGCTTCATCAGATAAATTCACAAAAAATTATGATCGTGCAGGGCAACAGTTTGGAACTTCCTTTGCGGCATCTGAAGTTGGAAAAGAAATATTTAAGGGATTCCAAGATGACTTGCTTAAATCTGGAACTGGTCCAGCGGTTAAAAGTTTTGCCCTTCAATTATCTGGTCTTGTTTCAGACGGAGTAATAACTGGAATACAAGCGGGAGATATTGCAAGACAAGTTGCTGTAGATTTCCAAGATATGTCTTTATATCCAAAAATTGTTGGAGACTTAACTTCTATTATTGGACCAGATGGATCAGACATATTAAAGGATCCAATTAGAGTTAGACTTGAGATAGTTAAAGAAAGCCAAGATAATATTAAAAACATTATATCTGGACTTACAGAATCTGCATCTTCTGATGGCATAAGGGGTATATTTAATCCTAAAGGATTCCTCAATAAGATTGGAACAAATAAATCAATTGCCTCTGCAGCAGGTGCTGCCTCTGTTCAAAACCTTGAAATTACACAGGCTCAAATTGATGCAACTAACTATGAGTATGATAAAAAATTACTAAGCCTTAATGTTGATTTAAAAGCAGCAAAAACAGCAAAAGCAAAACTAGATATTCAAAATCAAATTAAAGAAGCAACGGATAAAAATTTAGAAGATAATGCAAAACTTAACAAATCAAATGCAGACAACCTTAAGGTAATGCAAGATGCCTTCAAGTTAACAAAAGGTGATAGTGGTGTCACCGCTGCATTTATGGAAGGTGCTAGACAACAGGCAAGAGCAAAAGTTAAGGGTACACAAAGTGAACCATTCCTTGACCCAATGCTTAAACTAGCAGCAGGAACTGGAAGCAAGTCGTTAGAGTTAAAGATAACAGCACTTGCTGGTTCTGGAACAAACCCATTGCTACTAACAAACCTAATGGGAATCTTTAAGGGGGATAATGAAGGATTAACCAAAAATCTTGATCTTATGGTTACGACACATGGTGCTGGAGAGATTCAAACTTTATTAAGTAACCTAAACATTGAAAAGTTAGATGATAAAACAAAGAAGCAGTTATTTATTGATATTAACTTAGTTAAAGATAAAACACAATTTGATGATTTAAATGCAACCCTTGCAATTCTTAATACTATGCCAAAAGACTTTGACATTAATACATTCCTTAAGGGTGATGCTATTGGTAAGTTAAGAACACTAACTGGTCAATTAAACAAGGTAAATAATATTAAAGACGTTAGCGTTAAAGCAGTTGTTGATTTAATTGCAACAGAAAATGGTAAGGGCGGACCAGGCAAGGCTGGTGCAGATAAAGGATTTATTGCAGCATTAGAAGCAGTTAAAGCAAACTTTGATTGGATTAAGAGCCTACCTGAGAACCAACAGAAGACTGCAATGTTAACAGTCATTACTGCTTTTCAAGAAATAACTCCAGAACAGATAAAGGCAGAAACACAGAAACGATTAAAGGCTGCTGGCGGAGCAATGACTGTTGAGAATTTCTTAAACAGTCCTGCAGGTCAAGCAAAAATAAGAGAAGATCTTGCAATGCAAGCAGCAAAGCCACAGTATGCTCCTGCACAGATTAAGCCAAAGGTTCCAAAGGGTGGGCCAACTGGCGGGGATACAAAAGGAAGTAGAGATACAACTCTAGACGACCTATTGCTTACATTAAAGTTAACAAGAAATGCAAGCATTAACGCAGAGGGCGGACTAAAAGAACTTAAGCGTGTATTTTCTGATGGGTTACTTGAAAAAGGTTTTGTTGGATTAAGCCAGGCACTATTAGACCAATCAGGAAACCTAGACTTTATTAACTTTGTTGGTGGTTTAGATGAGGCTACTAAAAAGGCTTATATTAACACAGAATTTCTTGAAAAGGGAATAATTAAGTTATCAGATGTTGGAGAATTAGCAAAGAAAGGCTACGATGCTGGAGTAGTAGGAGAATATAATTTATCAACAAAAGAAGCAATTACAACAATAGCAGCACAAAGAATAGAGTTTGGCAAACTAACAATTGCAGGATTAGACAATGTTGAAGCAGCAGAAATGCTTACAGATGCTAACTTTGCACTAGCACTAAGCCATACTACAAATACTAAAGATGTTGATGTTTTAATTGCAGCGTATAGAGAATTAAAAAAGGCTCAAAAAGCCTATGCAGATGATCAGTTAACTCCTCTTCAAAAAGCACAAAAGGGGTTTGATGAAGTAGGGCAAAAAGTTAATAAGTTCTTCTCATTAACAAAGCAGGCTATTGAAGGCAAATATGCTAGAAAAATCTTTGATGGCGAGCAATCAGTTCAAGAGGCACAAGATACTGTTAGTGCTATTGAAAAAGAAATTGATGGCATTCAGACAGGAATAAATGCAAAAGAAGCAGACATTCAAAATAAGGTTACAATTCCACTTAGAAAATTTGAAGAGGCCATCACTAAAATTCAAGAAGAAATTTCTACTGAGTTTGATGAACCAATTGCAGTGTTTCAAGAAGAGGCTTCCGACCTATCAAATGATTTAACTTTAATTGACAAGGCTGCGGGTGCAATTAATAAGAAATATGATGCACAGGAAGAAGCATTAAATAAAATCTCTGAACTAAATCAAGATTTAATTGCACAAGAAAAGCAAAGAATATCTCTTGCAGATGCTTTATCACAAGGAGATATTTCTGCAGCAGCACAAATAGCACAAGATATGCGATCTACAGCAGCACAGAAAGCAGCCTCTGGTGCTGGAGACCTTTTAAGTGTAGCAAGAGAACAAGAGATTGCAAACCTAAGATCTGCTAGTGGTAAAACTAGATTAGAAATTGAGGAACGCCAATTTCAAATAACTCAAGAAATTTATAAACTTGAAGAGGGTAGAGAAATCCTTGAAGCCAGAATTGCAAAAATTAAAAAAGATGATATTCTTCCTCTTGAAAATCTAAGAAAAAAAATCTCAATTGACATTCGTAATGAAGAAGACAAGATTTATTCAATAACAAATGGAAGACTCTTAACAGAACAGCAAAACCTTAGAACAAAGCAAGATAGTTTAATTGCAATAGAAAATGAAAAGCAGGCAGAATTAGATAAACTTTATTCTTTAGAAATTGAATGGATAAAAGTTCAAGCAGGAATTGCTGGAGCAGAAGCAGAAACAATTGACTTGCAAAGTGAAATTTTAAAAGCAATAGAATATGCTAAACAACTTGCTGCAATATTTGCTAGTATGGGTACGTTTAATAATTTATCATCAAGTGGTGGACCTATTCCAGGTCAGTTAAATGAATATGTAGCACCAGAAAGTACTCCAGCAGACATTGCAGCACTAGACAAATTTATAGCCACAGTTACAGAACTTGATCAAGCACAAGCAGATTATGAAGCAGGACTTCTTACTGGAAATAGCACTATCATTAATGCACTTTTAGCAGATCTTAAAGCAAAACAAAAAGCATATGATGCAACATTGCCAACAGTTGATCCAAATATGCGTGGCGGTGGTGGCGGCGGATTTGATATGATGGCTATGTCTTCTGGTGGAATGGTTCCTAGATACATGGCTGCTGGTGGAATGGTTAAGCCTAAGTATTTTGCGGTAGGTGGAAAAGCAAGAGGAACAGATGTTGTTCCAGCAATGCTTACTCCTGGAGAATTTGTAATGAGCAAATATGCAGTTGATTCATATGGCACCAATAAAATGAAGGCTATGAATAATGGATCATACCAGGGCGAGAAGGTGTATAATTATAATCTAAACGTCAATGTTAAATCTGATGCAAATCCAGAGGATATTGCAAGAGTCGTTATGACACAAATTAGACAAGTTGACTCACAAAGAATTAGGACACAAAGGGACTAAATGGCTACAGCAGGGTATTTAACAGGTAGACGTAGGTA